CGCGCCGCATCGGCACGGTCATCCTGTGCGCCCGTGAGTTTCAAGGTTCGCTGGATGATTCGGTTTATCAGCTATTGATTGAGACCATCGAACGCTTGGGCTATACGGATGAGTTCGACATTCTGAAATCCACCATCACCCATAAAGGCACGGGCGCGAAGTTCGTGTTTTACGGCATCAAGAACAACGTTACCAAAATCAAATCGATTCAGGGTGTCGGCGTGTGTTGGGTGGAAGAAGCCGAAGCGGTAACGAAAAATTCATGGGATGTGCTGATACCGTCTATCCGTGGCGATAAGAACGCGGAAATATGGATCAGTTTCAACCCGAAGAATATTTTGGACGACACCTACCAGCGGTTCATCGTCCACCCGCCCAAAGACAGCATTGTCTTGAAGGCCAACTACGACATCAACCCGCATTTTGCCGATACGCCGCTGCTGGCCGATATGCTCGAATGCAGAGAGCGGGATGAAGACCTCTACCGCCACATCTGGCTGGGCGAGCCGGTTGCCGATAGCGAGCTGGCGATTATCAAGCCAAGCTGGATTGAAGCTGCCATTGATGCGCATGAAAAACTGGGCTTATCAGCCGCAGGCCGGCGCATCCTTGGTTTTGACGTGGCCGATGAAGGCGATGATGCCAACGCCACCGTATTGCGGCACGGCTCGGTCGTAACCGATATGCAGCAATGGCGCGGGCAAGACGTGATTTATTCCGCCGACAAGGTTTATCTGTACGCCCAAGAGCAGGATATTGACCGCATCGTGTACGACAATATCGGCGTGGGTGCCGGTGTGAAGGCACAGTTCCGGCGCAAGAACGGCAAGGTGCAGACGCTCGGCTTCAATGCCGGCGGCGCGGTGTACAAGCCCGATGCCAAATACACCGACGACAAGAAAAACCGCGACATGTTCGCCAACATCAAGGCGCAGGCATGGTGGATGGTACGCGACCGCTTCTATAAGACGTGGCGCGCCGTGCATCACGGGGACAGCTACCCCGAAGACCAACTTATCAGCCTTTCAAGCAGCCTGCACGAGTTGGAATACCTGACTGCCGAACTGAGCCGCCCGCAAGTGGATTACGACCAAAACGGGCGTGTGAAAGTGGAGAGCAAGAAAGACATGAAAAAGCGCGGTATTCCCAGCCCGAACCGGGCGGATGCGCTGGTCATGGCCTTCGCCCCCGTACAAGGCGGGCTGAACATCAACCCCAAGATATTGAGCGGACTATGAGTAAGAAAAAGAACAAGCCGAACGCCAAGGCCATGCGCCGTGCGTTGCAAAGGCTACCTGAAAAGCAGCCTGCATCATACAGCTTGGATTTTCCCAGCCTGCCGGACGGCGTGAAGCCAAACGGTATAGCCATGGACAGCAGCCCCTTAGGAAACTTTGGGGCTGATTGCTTTTTCGGCACTGGCTTTATCGGTTATCCGCGCTTGGCCGAGTTGGCACAGATTTCCGAATACCGCAGCGTGAGCGAAACCACCGCTAACGAAATGACCCGCCAATGGATAGAAATCAAATCCGTGGGCGAAGAAGACAACAGCGAGACCATTAAACAGATTGAGGAATGCTACGAGCGGCTGAACGTGCGTGATGTGTTCCGCAAGGCCATCGAAACGGACGGCCTGTTCGGGCGCGGCCAAATACTGGTGCAAATCAAAGACCACGACGGCAAACTTGCCAATCCGCTGCTCTTGACTGAGAAAACCATTGCCAAAGGCAGCCTGAAAGCCTTGGTGAATATCGAGCCGATGTGGACGACCCCCGCGCCGTACAACGCCATCGATCCTACCCTGCCCGATTTCTACAAACCGAAGGCATGGTATGTGATGGCGCAGGAAATCCACGCCAGCCGACTGTTCACCCTGATTTCCCGCCCCGTGCCGGATATGCTCAAACCCGCCTACAACTTCGGCGGCGTGAGCATGACGCAGCTTATGATGCCCTATGTGGAACGTTGGCTGCGTACCGTGGATTCCGTCAGCGACCTGCTGCACAGCTTCTCTTTGTCCGGCATCAAAACCGACATGAGCGCGATATTGAGCGGCAGCGATGACGGCGACACTAACATTATGCTGCGTGCCGAACTGTACAACCGTTTGCGCGATAATCGCGGCCTGATGCTGTTGAGCAAAGACGAAGAAGAGTTCTTCCAGTTCAACACCCCGCTGTCCGGCTTGGATGCGCTGCTTGCCCAATCTCAAGAGCAAATGGCCGCACCCAGCCATACGCCGCTGGTGAAGCTGCTCGGTATTACGCCAAGCGGACTGAATGCCAGCACGGAGGGCGAGATTGCCGTTTACTACGACTACATCCGTGCCATGCAGGAAAACCTGCTGCGCGACCCGTTGGACAAGCTGCTTAAGCTGGTACAACTGCATCTGTTCGGCAAAGTAAACGACAACATCACATTTGACTTCGTGCCTTTGCAGCAGATGAGCGAAACCGAGCTTTCCACCATCCGCAAATCCGATACCGACCGCGATGTGGCCTACATTCAAGCTGGTGTGGTATCGGCAGAGGAAGTACGAGGACGGCTGGCGAGCGAGCCGGACAGCGGCTACAACGGCATTGACGTGGAAGATGTGCCAGAAATGCCGGATGATGGCTTTTCTGACGGCCTGAACGACGGCGGAGAGGAAGACGGCGGATTTCCCATCGACCCAAAGCCTGAACCTGCCCAAGATGCCGAATGGGATGAAAGCAAACATCCGAGGGCGGAGAATGGTCAATTTGGGGCAGGAAGCGGGCTACCTGAAAAACAGGAAGACCAAGCCCAAGCCGAGATGCCTGAAATTAAAGGCAACGAGCTGGGCTTGTGGTCGAGCATGAAAGAGCTGCGCGAGAAAGCCCGGGCTTTTGCACGACGGTTTGTTGGGAAGACTTTTAAAAACCGAGAAACCGGACATGAAATCATGGTTTCCATGAGTGGGGTTAAACACACCATCGCACACGGGAACGACGGACTGGTTAAAACCATCCCGATTATTCCGGATATGTTGCAGGCTGCACATTTCCTTCACGCAGAGAAGCCAAAAATTGCAGACAGTAATGTTCTCGAAGTTGAGAAATATTCGGTAGATGTGGCGATTGAAGGGGAAGTAAAGCGGATGCTGATTACAGTGAAACACCAAACAGACGGTAGACGTTATTACGACCACGGATTTTGGGCAGACAAATGAAAAAGGCAACGTTTAATCTACGGTATATCGCCAGTTGCTAAGACTGGGTTATTGAACCGCCGTTGCCTTGGGGAGCGGCATTTTCTTCAGGCCAGCATCTTAGCGCGTTCATATTACGCCACCTCTTTGCCTGTACAAATACCGCTTGATTCCATTGTATGCCAGCCACTCGTCGAAAGCAAGCTATGAAGTTATCCGCCCCGTCCGATAAAGACATCATCCTCAAGCCGATACAGCCCAACCTAGGCGTAGAGGCCGCCTACCGCAAAAGCCTGAAAAAGCTGTTGCGTGAAATGCGCGCCGATGTGCAGGGCTTGCTTGAACGGCACTATCCGAAAGGCATCGCGCAAGATAGCCTGACGGACGGCTTGCAGGCTGCTTTATCCGCCCTGTTGCGTTATTGGCTGGCACGGCTGGACAAACTCGCCCCGCAAATTGCCGAGGTATTTACCAATCAAAGCGCAAACCACACAGAGAGAGCCTTTCAGACGGCCTTACGGGAAGCGGGCTTTACCGTCCGTTTTCGTGCCACAGCGCAACAGCAGACTGCCTTGCGGGCCGTATTGGGCGGCAACGTCTCGCTTATCCGCTCCATCGGCCAGCAATACCTAAACCGCGTGGAAGAAAGCGTATGGCGCAGCGTGAATGCAGGCTACGACATGGCGCAACTGACCCGCGAACTGCGCAAGGATTACGGCATCAGCGAACGCCGCGCTGCATTTATTGCACGAGACCAAACCAACAAAGCCAAGGCAGCCATTGAAAAGGCACGGCGGCAGGAACTGGGCATTACCGAAGCCATATGGATGCACTCCCACGCAGGCAAAGAACCGCGTCCGAGCCATGTTGCCGCCAACGGCAAGCGGTTTGACGTGAGCAAAGGCATGTATCTGGACGGCAAATGGGTGCAGCCCGGAGAGGAAATCAACTGTTTTCCCGGTGATTCAGTAATCCAACATTTTGATGGAGTGAAACAACTTTGGCGTAGATTTTATTGCGGCAAATTGACCAAACTCATTACGCAGTCTGGTGAAATTATCAAAGCGACTCCTAATCACCCAATACTTACCAATCGGGGATGGGTTGCTATTAAGGATATTCACATTGGAGATTATGTAGTCAAAGTTGGCAGTAAGGTCTTCAATGGTTTTGAAGACGATATAGAGCGAAATAATCCCACTTTCGCGCAATTGTTTGATGCGGCCGCGTTTCTTATCGGAAGTAGCATTGGTAGCGGAGCCGCATTTAAGTTCCACGGCGACATTTCCTATGGCGAAGTCGATATTATAAACATCGAACGGTTTTTGCCATACGAAATCAACCCCGCTTTGCTCGAGAAGGTCTTTAAACTCTTTCTCGCCGATGCCAGTCATATTCTCGTAGGGCTGGAACAAAATTCCGTTAGCCCGTTTGCGTCTGCCATCGACATTTTGTTTGCGCCCGCGCAAAGCAATATTCGCAGCTTTGGCGCGTTGCTTGCGTTGCTCAGAGGTCATTTTCCTCATGCTGACGATATTTGCTTCCGATTGTCCTCTTATATGCACTCCGCCATTGAGAAGGCGGTTGCGAATAGCCCCTCTAGAGATATTGAAGCGCTTAGAAAGCTCAAATTCGCTAATACCGGATTCATACAGGGAAATGAGCAAATCATTGGAGAGGTCGTGGCGATAGTTGGGAGGTTGTCTTCCTGTTTTCGGAATATCCAATCCCCTTCTGCGGATATGCTTGGACAAAGCATCCTTGCTCACTCCAACTTGCACGGCGGCGTCCTTGAGCATCATGCCATCGGTAAATATCAATTTGATGGCGTGGTCAATAAGAGCATCTGCGATTTTTCTGGGCATGTTTATAACCTTGAAAACAAAAAGAATTGGTATAGCAATTATACCATAATTTCACACAACTGCCGCTGTACGAGCCGCGCCGTGATTAAAGGATTCAACACATGACAGAAAAAACCATACTCGCCCAAGACCGCTCCCTGCGCTCCTACGACCAAGACGGCAGGCTACACGTTGAAAGCTCCAACATCAGCAAGGCCACGGTAAATCCGTATTACGGCAGCGAAATCCCCAATTACCAACAACTGGGGCTTGAACCGAAAAAGGTTTACTACCTGCTGCGAGACCCTGAAGAGTTGGAAAAGGCCGCGCCGACCTTCAACAACCTGCCTTTATTGAGCAAGCACATTCCCGTTTCTGCCGATGAGCCGCAGAAAGAAGTGATTGCAGGCACGACTGGCAGCGATACCGTGTTTGAAGACGGTTACCTGAAATGTTCGCTGGCCGTGTGGGATGCGGAGGCGATTGCTGGTATTGAGAGCGGCGAGCAGGTGGAGCTATCCAGCGCGTACCACTACACCGCCGACATGACCGCAGGCGAATTTGAAGGCAGGCATTACGACGGCGTGATGCGCGATATTGTCGGAAACCATGTAGCCCTTGTCGATGTGGGTCGGGCGGGGCGTGATGTTGTAGTAAGCGATGCAGACCCATTTTGTGAAAGGAAAACCATGAAACTGAAAGCAGGCGCGAAAGCGCGTATTCAGGCAGTCGTGCAGCCTTTATTGGCGCAGGATGCCGAATTGAGCCCCGATGAACTGTTGCAGGTCATCGGCTCGCTCACCAACGAAGTGCAGACGGCGGAGGACGACGGCGAAGATTTGCCGCCCGAAAACGTCGAGAATGTCGGCACGGACGAAGACGAGCCGGAGGACGGCGAAAACAACCCTGCCCCCGCCGAGCCGGAAGAGCCCGCCGAAGACGAAGAGCCGGAAGAATCCGAAGGCGGCGCACCCAAGCCCGCACAAGATGCCGCCATTTCCCAAATGGCGATGGATGCGGCCATCAAACGTGCCGTGGAAGCCGAACGGAAACGTTCGCAGGCTTTGGCAACGGCACAGCGCGAAGTGGCGCACATTGTCGGCGATGTGGCAATGGATAATGCGGCGGACGTGTACAAGTTCGCGCTGGAACAGAGCGGCATTGACGTACCCGACGTGCACCCCTCCGCCTCCCGCGCCATGGTCGGCATGTTGGGCAAACCCAAACAGCCGATGGCGCAAGATGCGGCCAAAACACCCTTGGTCCCCATGAGC